AAGATGTGGTCTGCACGGCGTGCGGGAATCGCTTTTTTTCTGTCAGCGAGAACGGCCGGCGCATCCTGGAGACGGGCGCGTGTTTTGCCTGCAAGGACATCGTTGCCGATGGCCCACCGGTGCAGATACCGCCAGAAACCGTGTTACCGTTGAAGCAGATGCCAGACGAATGCCTGGGCGCGCTGTGCGGGAGGGTGCGGCGATGACCGAATGTCCTGTGTGCTGGCAACGATGGCCAGACGATTCCGAGCAGGCGGCCGCGGTGCGGGAATACGGGCGCTGCATTGTCTGCTGCGTCACGGCTGAGAAACTGAACGGGTTCGAGTGGAGTGTGGAGCGGGTGCGGGCAAGCCGCGCCCTTTTCATCGCCTCGGCCGGGCCGCTGCGTGATTGAAGCCATGAACCACGAAGACACGGGCAAACTCTGATGGCCGACCAGGACGACACCGCCATCGCCGGCGCCAACCGCGAGCGGTTCAAGAACCGGCACCAGGCGCACGTCTGGCTGCAGGAGAACGGCTACAAGGTGGCGCGGCAAAAGTTTTACAATGATTGCGCCGACGGCAAGGTGTTGGTAGCGCCGGACGGATCGCTGTCCAAATTCAGGGTGCTCGAGTACGGCAACAAGCTGCGGCGGCCGCCAATCGCCCCAGACCTGGCCGGGGTGGACCTGAGCCAGGAGAAACTTCGCCTGGAGGTCCGCCGCCTTGAGAATGATGTCAAAAAGCAGGAAATATCCCTGCGCGCCGAGGATGAAAAATGGATAGAGCGCGTCGATCACGAACGCCGGGTGGCCCTGCTGCTGGTGCGGTTGGTCGAACTGCTCGACTACCACTCGCAACGGGTGGCCCCAGAACTGTGCCACCTGGCCGGAGGCCACCTGGACGCCGCCGGCCAGGTGGTCGATGGGATCAAGGCGATGCTTGACGAGGTCTACCGCGACCTGGGCGGCGCCGTGATTGGCGAGGTGGTCTTCGGCACGGAGCACAAAAAAGCACGGGAAGCGCACGAGGAGAGGATGGATGACGGAATACAATGACGCGGTGCTGATAGGGCAGGATGAGGTGTGCCAGTTCATGCGGCTCGGCCGGACCAAGGTGAGCGAGCTGCGCCGCCGGTATGCCGACATGCCCATTGTCCAGGAATCGGAGCGCGGGCAATGGGTGGCCGACCGGGAAGCGCTGCGGGAGTGGCAGCGGAGGTGGGCGCGGAATGAGGCCACGCGCTCGGGCGCATGACCAGGTGCTTAGCGGTTCAGCTGTTTAGGCTTTTGTTTTTTTTCAGTTCCCAGGGCTGCGCCCGGGTTGGTTCATTTATGGTGCACGCATGATGTCTATTGATGGATTTATGGCCGCGGCAAGGGTTGGCTGGGCAAGCATCAGCGACAACGATACTGTATCATTTAGGCACTCGCCACGGGTAAGATATGAGATTGGAACTGGTGGGCATTATTTGCATTGCCTGCGCAATGGAGATCAAAAAAAAATGCGTTCCGCCTTAAAGGGAGACGGGTATCAAGCAGTCGATTATTGTTGTTGCCAAGGAAACGACGACGCCCAGCCTGTAAATATGGACTGGGAGGAGGCGCTAGACTTGTTGGCGCTAGTTCAAAGACAGTGAATTTTTGCAAGAGGAGATGTGCATGGGAATTCTTGTTGCAGTAGACGACACCGACCACCTGGACTTTTATTGTCCTGAATGTGATGGCGGAATGGATGTTACGGATGTTGTAACAAAACTAATTGGACCTTATGGTACATGCACATGGATACACTTAAAGTGTAAAAAGTGTAAATATGAGTGGTGGCGCAAGTTCTGGTGGAACCGTAACGAAGCCGAGCAGGATCGCAAGTATAGAATAGTGTCAGGGGAGAGGGGTGGTGGGCACCGCAAGCTGCGGTGACCAAAAGCCCAAACAGCTACAACAGCCCCCAGTCAAGGTTTTCATCTTCCGAAACGCGCCGCAAGCTACCATTTTCCGCCGATCTCAACCGTTTTCAGCAGATCCGTAAAGCCCCCCAAATCCCCGCGTATACTCCCGACCAGATCGCCCTGGCGGGAGCCCCCACGCTGCCTCTCTCCTCCCTCCCGCCATGGTGGTCCCTCTCATCTCTTTGCGGGATCGCCCATGTCCACACAGATTGCCCTTGCCCGTCGTTCCGTTGCCCTGCCGGCCATGCTTCCGGAATCGGTGCGCGCACGCCTGGCCGGGCGGACCTCCTGCAGCGAACGCCTTCCGGCAACGGCCCACCTGGTGCCCGGATCGGCGCGCAGGCACCTGCGAGCGCCCGCCCCGTGCACCGTGGCCGAATGGGCCGAACGGCACCGAAGGGTGACCGACGGGGCCCACGCGGGCCAGTGGCGGCACGAATACGCCCCGCACACGGTCAAAATTATGCAGACCTACTCCCAGCCCTGGGTGCGCGAGGTCTGGTTTTTGGGCGTGGAGCAATCCGGCAAAACCAATTCCATGCTTAATTGCCTGGCCTGGGCCATCGAGCAGGCCCCGGGCAACGTCTTTTTTCTGATGCCCTCCGAGGACACGGTCAAAAAAATGGTCAGCGGCCGACTGCGGCCCATGCTCACCAAGACGCCGCGACTCCAGGAGGCCCTCACCGGCAGAGCCGACGACCTGGCGCTCGACCAGCTGCGCTTGGCCGGCATGACCATCTACCCGGCCCACGCCAACTCGCCCGCGGCCATGGCCTCCTGGTCGGCCCGGCACGTGTTCGCCGACGAGGTGGACAAATACCCGGAGCTGGCCGGCAAGGAAACCTCGCCGATCGAACTGATCCGAAAAAGGACCAGGACCTACCGCGGCCGGTTCAAGCGTTTTTTCGCCTCCACTCCGGCCGGCCGCTTCATCCACGCCGGCACCTATGCCTGCCCGCAGGTGTGGCTCAAGTACCTGCGCTGCCCGCACTGCCAGGAGCTGATCAAGCCCACGGGCGAGCACCTGGTGCTGCCCGAGGGCGCCACCCCGGAGCAGGTCGAGGTGGAAGGGTGCAGCTTTGCCTGCCACCGCTGCGGCGCGCTCATCAACGAGACCGAGCGCCAGCAGGCCATCCGCACCGGCGCCTGGGTGGCCATCAAGGGCGGTGATCTGGCGCACCCGAGCCGGGTGGGGTTCCACCACCACGGCTGGGACTGCCTGGACATCAGCCTGCGCGAGATCGCGGGGGCCTACCTGCGCGCCACCCGCCCCGGCTCCAGTCTGGCGGACCGGATCGCCTGGGCCAACGGCTACGAGGCCGTGGACTATGTCGCCGAGCACGCTGACCGCAAGGAGGAGTTCATCCTCCGGCTGCGCGACGAGACCATGCCGCGCGGGGTGGTGCCGGAGTGGGCCTGCTGCGTGCTGATGATTGCGGACACGCAGAAACGGGGCTTCCATTACGCTGCCTGGGCCGTGGGGTATGGCCCGGAATGTCCCACGCACCTGGTGGAGCACGGCTTTGTCGAGCGGTTCGCCCACCTGGCCGACCTGGGTAGCAAGGAATGGACCGCGCCCTCGGGCCGGCGGGTGCCGGTGCTGCGCGGGTACATCGACTCGGGCGGTGGAACGGATCCCAACCACCGCAAGCACTCCAGAACGACCGCGGTCTACGAGTTCTGCCGGCGCAACCGGATGTGGCGGCCGGTCAAGGGCAACACCCGCCAGGACCAGGTGTGGAGCAGCAAACAGATCGACTATTACCCAACGCTCTCTGGAAAGAAAATGCCCGTGATCAACGGCCCGACCCGGTACATGCTCCAGGTCAACCACTTCAAGGACGAGCTGGCGGACAAGTTGCAGATCGAGCCGGGCGACCCGGGCGGCATAACCCTGCACGCGGGCGTCGGCGACGACTACGCCAAGCAGATGTGTGCCGAGTACAGCGATGAGGCCGGCCGGTGGATCTGCCCGCGCGGCCGGGACAACCACCAGTGGGACAACGCCGTGTACCTGCGCGCCGCCATCACCATCGAGGGGCTGCTCAACGCCCGGCCGGTCGCGCCCGCACGGCCGCGGCCGGTGGTCCACAGCAAGGGGGCGAGACTGTAAATGGCCGGCATCACCTACGAGATCGCCGCAGGCAGGCTGCAGGCCTACCTGGACGCCGAGGACAAGATCCTGCTCGGCCAGACGGTGGAGATGGACGGCCGCCGTCTGACCCGGGCCAACCTGGAGATGGTGCAACGCGGCATTGTCCTGTGGGACACCCGCTGCCGCGCGCTGGACCCGTCCGCAGGCGGCGGCGCCATGCGCGTGCGCGAGGTGATCCCGCGATGAGCCTGCCTCGATCCATCACCGTCGGCGGCAAGGAGATCCCGGTGCCAGTGACCCTGGGCGACCGTTTCGCCTACTGGCGCAACCCGGAGGCGGGCCTGGCCCGCTGGCAGGCCCGCGCCCGCCTGGCCATTGCCGGCGGCTACTCGGGCGCGGACCGTACCCGCCGCGCCAACCAGCTCGGCTGGCGCCGGGAGATGGACGCAGCCACCGCCATCCTGCCCGACCTGGGCACGCTGCGCGAGGAGTCGCAAGACTTGGCGCGCAACAACGGCATAGCCTCGGGCGCCCTGGCCCTGAACGTGACCAAGGTGGTCGGCCGCGGCCTGGTGCCCAAGGCGCAGATCGACCGCCAGCTGCTCGGCCTCTCCGACGAACAGGCCGACGCCTGGGAGCGGCAGGCGGAACGCGAGTTCCACCTGGCCGCGGACACGGTGGAGATCGACGCGGAGCGCAAGCTGCCCTTTGGCCTGCTCCAGGGGCTCGCCTTCCTGCGCACCCTGGAGGATGGGGACATCCTGGTCAACCTGCCCCGAATCACCCGTCCCGGGTCGCCCTACCGGCTCAAGCTGGAACTGATCGAGGCGGCCCGGCTCTCCAACCCGGACTGGCTGCCGGACACGGACCGGCGGGCCGGCGGCGTAACCACGGACGAGCACGGCGCTCCAGTGACCTACCACGTGTGTAACCGGCACCCTGGCAACCGGCGCCGCACCGGGGACGGTAGCGCCAGTTTCTCCTGGTCAGCGCTCAAGGCGTTCGACTCGGCCGGCCGACCGCTCTGCCTGCACCTCTACGACAAGCGCCGACCGGGCCAACCGCGCGGGGTGCCCTACCTCGCCCCGGTGATCGAGCTGATCAAGCAGTTGGGCCGCTACACCGACGCCGAGGTTATGGCCGCGGTGGTGAACGGAATGTTTTCCGTGTTCATCGAATCCGACATCGCCGGCGCCCAGGTGGGCTGGAGCCCGGCCCCGAATATCGGCAACCCGGACGGCGACGCGGCCCTGCAGACCGACCCCACCGGGCTGGAGCTGGGCTACGGCTCGGTGGTCGAACTGCCCGCCGGCATGCGCGCCAACACGGCCGCGCCCGGCAGGCCGAACCAGGCGTTCGACGGGTTTGTGCTCGCTGTCCTGCGACAGATCGGCATGGCCCTGGAGCTGCCCTACGAGGTGCTCATTCGTCATTTCTCGACGAGCTACTCGGCCAGCCGGGCCGCGCTCGAAGAGGCCTGGGATTACTTCCTGCGGCGCCGCCACTGGCTGGCGGTGTCACTCTGTCAGCCGGTGTACGAGGCCATCCTCGGCGAGGCCATTGCCCGCGGGCGGCTACAGGCGCCCGGGTTCGGCGCGGATCCGCTCATCACCCGCGCCTGGCTCGGCTCCCTGTGGATCGGCGAGGCGCCCAGCGCGCTAGACCCGGTCAAGGAGATCGAGGCAGCCGAGCGCCGGGTAGCCCTGCGCCTGACCAGTCGCAGCGAGGAGCGCTCCCGCCTGGTGGGCGGCGATTGGGAGGCGTGCCTGCCGCAGATCGCCCGCGAGGAGCAGGCCATCCGCACCCATGGCCTGCAGCCAGTGGAGCCCAAGGCCCCGGCCGCGATGAACGAACCAGAGTCCGAGGAGGACGACGATGCGATTGATTGACCTGGTCAACGGCCCGTGGGCCATCACCCCGCCCATGCTGGACGAGATCCTGGCGATATACGGCCGGCACCTGCGCGGTGACAAGATCGACCTGGCCGCGCTCAGCGCCTCCACCGGCATTCCCTTCCAGAACGAGCCCAAGGGCTACACCGTGGCGGACGGGGTGGCGGTGCTGCCCGTGGACGGGGTGATCGCCAAGCGCATGAACCTGTTCACCAAGATTTCCGGCGGGGTCAGCTCCGAGCTGGCCGGCCGTGATTTCGAGGCCGCCCTGGCGGACCGGTCGGTGGAGGCCATTGTCCTGGCCATCGACTCTCCCGGGGGCACCATCGACGGCACGCCCGAGCTGGCCGACCTGGTCTATCGCGCCCGCGGACAGAAACCGGTGCTGGCCGTGGCCGATGGCATGATGGCCAGCGCCGCCTATTGGATCGGCTCGGCCGCGGACGCGGTCTATGCCTCCACCGAGGTGGCTGTGGTCGGCTCCATCGGCGTGGTCACGCGGCACGTGGACGTGAGCGCGGCCGAGGCCAAGCAGGGCATCGTCTCCACCGAGATCTACAGCGGCAAGTACAAGCGCATCGCCAGCCAGTACGGGCCGCTTTCCGAAGAGGGGCGCGCCTACATCCAGGAATCCCTGGACCACGCCTATTCTGTGTTTGTCGACGCCGTGGCCCGCAACCGCGGGGCGAGCGTCGAAACTGTACTGACCGACATGGCCGACGGCCGGACCTTCCAGGGTTCGCAAGCCGTGGCCGCCGGCCTGGTGGACGGTGTTGCCACCCTGCCGGAGGTCGTTGCCATGGCCCGGGAGATCGCCCGCGGCCGCACATCATCCAAGCGGGCCGGTGCTGCCCGAGCAACCAACGAGGGAACCATGAACATCGAAACCTTGCAGCAGGATCACCCGGAACTGGTGGCCGAGATTGCCGAGCAGGCCCGCACCGAGGCGCTGGCCGGAGTCGGCGAGCAGCTGGCCGCTGCCCGGGCCGAGGGCGCCGAGGCCGAGCGCGCCCGCATCGCCGAGGTGCGCGCGCAGTCGCTGCCCGGCCACGAGGCCCTGATTGAACAACTGGCCCTTGACGGCCACTCCACCGGAGCGGACGCGGCCCAGGCCATTGTCGCGGCTGAGCGTGAGCAACGCGCCGCCCTGGCCGCGCGCATCGACGGCGAAGCCAATCCGCCCGCGGGGGTGGTCGTCGAAAACGCAGGCAAGCAGGCCGTGGCCAGGGCCACCTTCGACAAGATGGCCAACGACGAACGCCGCTCCTTCCTGGCCGGCGGCGGCACTGTCACCGATTAACCACCAACGAGCAACCCATCGAGGAATTTCGCCATGGCAAACACTTTGACCGGCCTTATCCAGTACGTCTACGACTCCGTGGACGTAGTTTCCCGCGAGCTTACCGGCATGATCCCGGCGGTGTACAAAAACGCCGCCGCAGAGCAGGTCGCAAAGGATCAAAACATTACCTACGACGTTGTCCCGGATGCGTCCCTCTACGACATCGCCCCGGCCAGCGCCATTCCCAACCTGGACGCCACCACCGTGGGCGCCGGCACCATGGCCATCAGCAAGGTAAAGGGGGTCAAGTTCCACTGGACGGGAGAAGATGAAAAAGCCGTCGGCCGCCAGGCAAAGACGGGCATCACCAACAACAAGTTCGCCCAGGCGTTCCGCGCGCTGGCCAACAGTATTGAGGCCGACCTGGCCGCGCTCTACGTCAACGCATCGCGCGCCTATGGAACCGCGGGCAACACCCCGTTTGCCGCGGCCGGCAACTTCACCGACGCCTCCTTTGTGGCCAAGATCCTCAAGGACAACGGCGCCCCGGCCTCGGACCTGCAGCTGGTGATCGACACCGCTGCCGGCGCTAACCTGCTGGGCATCCAGAGCCAGTCGCACATGCAGGGCAGCTCCAACCCGCTGCGCTACGGCGAGCTGCTCAACGTGTTCGGCATGTCCATTCGAGAGAGCGGCCAGATCAAGGCCCACACTAAGGGCACCGCCGCCAGCATGGACACGGACCTGACCGAGAGCCTGGCCGTCGGCGACTCGACCATCCACGTGGATACCGGCACCGGCACCATCCTGGCCGGCGACGTGGTCAGCTTCACCGGCGACACCAACAAGTACGTGGTCAAAACCGGGATCGCCACCATCAACGGGACCGCGGTCACCGAGGGCGATTTCATCATCCAGGCCCCGGGCCTGCGCGCCACCCTGGCCGATGGCGTGGACATGACCACCGTGGCCAACTACCGCGCCAACATGGCCTTCAGCCGCGACGCCATCCACCTGCTCGCCCGCCTGCCGCTCATGCCCGAGGGCGGGGACGCGGCCGACGACGTGATGGTGGTGCAGGACCCGATCAGTGGCCTGTTCTTCCAGGTGGCCATGTACCGGGCCTACCGGTCGGTGCTGTTCGAGGTGGCCATCGCCTGGGGTGTGAAGGCGGCCAAACCGGAGCACATCGCCCTGCTGCTCGGCTGATATGCCGCGACTGTTCGACGATGACGACCTGATGACCCTGCTCGCCGGGGTCGGGGCGGAGACCACCGCCCTGATCAACGGCGAGCAGGTGCAGGTCTGCCTGACCGGCCGGGGGTCCATCCAGCTCACCGCCGACGGCCCGATGGAAGTGGAGCAGCCGTATGTGCTCGCCCGCGGCACCGACCTGGCCGGACTGGGGCTGCCGCCAGGCGACGGGCTGGAAGGCGAGGCGATGACCGTTGACGGCCAGGAGTATACCATCCTGTCCGTCGGCCCGGACCGTGACGGCTTGCGCGTCGTGACCCTGCAGGAGACGGACTGATGGCCTGGCGCGACGAGATCGCGGCCAAGGTGCAGGCGGCCCTGGAGGCGATTACCGACCTGGCCAGCGTGGAGCACGCCAGCGGCCGGACCGCACCGGACCGGGTGCCCGGGGTGATCCACTATCTGCACGCGGATTCCCAGGTCGAGGACGACCCGACTGTGGGCCGCGAGGTGGCGTGGGGTATCAACCTGTACGCGCCGATCGTGCCGGCAGCGGACGACGGCAACACCCTGGCGCTCGACCTGCTGACCGCGGTGGTCAGCGCCCTGGACGGCCAGACGTGGACGCTCACCGGCTACCACGCGCCGGTGGCGGTGATTCGCTCCGAACTGGCCGCGCTGACCGACACGCTCATCCACTACTACCTGCAGGCGCGGGTGTTCCTGCAGCCGACCGGCAACGCGGACGCGGCCACGACCACGGCCCTGCTCACCGCCATCCAGGCGGCGGTCAAGACCATTGACCCATTGGCCGCGGCCTCGGACTGCTACCTGTGTCCGCAGGGCGGGTATCTGCCGCCCGGGGTTGGTGTGCCATCGTTGGGCATCCGGCCGGCCGGGGTCGAGCGCGCCGAGGCCGGATGCTGCACCCTGCAGCTGGTGGCGCCGGTGGAGCTGATCGCCCACGTGGAACTGGGCGGCACCACCAGCGCGGCCAGCGTGCTCGATGCAGCCAGCGATGTGCTGGAAAACAACCTGCTCGGCCTGGCCGGGCTGCAGGCCGCGACCATCGGCAATGATAGCGCACCGACCGTGGTGCGCGACAGGCAGGGGCGCTGGCTGGTCCGCCAGGGCCGGACGATGGAATACACGATGGAAGAAACGGGCAGCTGTTGAGCGCACGCTCCTGAGCTGCTGCACGGACAGATACCAGGCCGCCCGGCGGCCGACTGCATCCAACCGGAGGTTGCGCGATGCGAAACTCAAGAGCCAATTTGAACCTGATGGCAGTGTCGATGCTCACGCGCGAGACTGCCATCAACACCCCGCAGACCCTGAGCCACTCGCTCCTGGTGGATGTGGGCGACTACCTGAACCTGGACGTGCGCCGCGAATCGAACGCGGACGAGGCCAACGGCCGCGAAGAGGCCGACCTCATCTATGACAATGGCGCCACGGTCAGCGGGACGCTCAACTTCAACCGGCTGCAACCCCACCAGGCCGGGCTGATCCTGGCCTACGGGCTGGGCAGCGTGAGCACGGCCGCGGCCGGATCCGGCTACGCCCACACCATCACCCCGATCGATGGCGACCTGGACGTGGAGCGGTCCAACCCGAGCTTCACGGCCGCGCAGCGGATCGGCCAGACCATGAACAAGCGGCGGTTCGCCAGCTGCTTTGTCGACAGCTTTTCCATGACCTTTGCCGCGGACGACTGGGTCAAGGCCAGCGCCGAAATCAAAGGCACCGGGCTGATTGCGAACACGGTGATCGAGGAGGAGGTCGAGGCCCTGGATAATGCCACCAGCCTGACCCTTTCCGGCGCGGTGCAGGGCGCGACCGCACAGGAGCGGCTGGACAGCGTGCAGGTGGTGCGGGCCGTGGTCGGCGGGGGCATGAAATTTGCCGCGGTGAGCGCGGTGTCGTCGGCCAACCCGGCTGTGCTGACCATCGCCAGTCTGGGCGGCAGTGGCGCCACGGTGACGTACAAAGTGTTGTACAGCCCGCCCGAGCCGGCCTGGGCGAGTTTCCCGGCAAAAATCACTGAAACGCCGCTGCGCGTCAGTCAGGCCTGCCTGTATCTGGGCGGCAGCTGGACAGGCAGTGCGTTCGTGGGCGGTCGCCAGGTGTCCAGCGACCTGTCCAGTTTTGAGTGGAGCTGCGCCAACAACCTGTCCGTGGAATTCACCCCCTGCGCCGGCGGCAGTTTCGCGGGCCGGGCGTACCGGGCCGGGCGCAACCAGACGGTCAAGCTGAACCGGGAACTGCGCGACTGGCTGGTGCAGCATTACATGGCCGCGAACGAGACGTTCGGTTTGCACCTGCTGTGCGAGGGCGCCGAGTTCGACACCGGACACAGCTACACCGTGGAGCTGGTGTTCCCTCGACTGGGCGTGCTCAGCGCACCGCTGTCCACCAACGACCGGCGGATCGCCGAGGCCGGCGACCTGCAGGTACTCGAGGACGATACCTACGGATCGGTGATTGCGATCATCAAGAACAAGGTCGCCACGCTGGCGGCGTAACCCATGCGGGACTCAAGGGCCGGGCTGAACGCGGTGGCGGTGTCGCTGTTGACACGCGAGAGCGCCATCAACGAGCCGCAGACCATGAGCGCCGCCGTGCTGACCGATGCCGGCGACTACTTCGACCTGGACGCACGGCGCGAGGGCAACGTGGACGAGGCCAACGGCCGCGAAGAGGCCGACCTGGTCTATGATCTCGGGGCCACGGTGAGCGGGACGCTCAATTTCAACCGCCTGCAGCCGCACCAGGCCGCGCTGATCCTGGCCTATGGCCTCGGCGCGGTGCAGACCTCGGTGGCCGGGGCCGGGTATCGGCACACCATCACCCCGCTGGCCGGCGACCTGGATCCGGTGCGGTCCAACCCATCGTTCACGGCCGCGCAACGGCTCGGCCGGACGATCGCCAAGCGGCGGTTTGCCAGCTGCTTTGTCGATAGCTTTTCGCTGACCTTTGCCGCGGACGACTGGGTCAAGGCCAGCGCCGAGATCAAGGGGAGCGGGCTGGTTGCGAACACGGTGATCGAGGAGGCTGTGGTCGCCCCAGAGGATACCTCCAGCCTGACGCTTTCCGGGCCGGTGCAGGGCGCGACCGACCAGGAGCGGCTGGACAGTGTGCAGGTGGTCCGCGCTGTGATCGACGGCTCCATGCAGATGGCCGCGGTGCACGCGGTGTCGGCCGACGACCCGGCCGTGCTGACCATTGACCCGCTGGGCGCGGTCGGGACCGACACCACCTTCAAGGTGCTGTACAGCCCGCCCGAGCCTGAATGGGCGAGCTTTCCGGAGCGGCTCACGGAAACGCCCCTGCGCGTGAGCGAGGCCTGCCTGTACCTGGGCGGCAGCTGGACTGGCAGCGAGTTCGTGGGCGGCGAGCCGGTGGCCGGCGCCCTGCGGAGTTTCGAGTGGACCTGCGCCAACAACCTGTCCCTGGGGTTTACGGCCTGCGCCGGTGACGATCATGCCGGCCTGTGCCTGCGCGGGGCCCGGGTGCAGACCATCAAGCTGACCCGGGAGCTGCGCAACTGGATGCTGCAGCACTACCAGGACGCGAACGAAACGTTCGGCCTGCACCTGGTGTGCGAGGGCGCCCTGTTTGACGACAGCCACCGCTATGCCGTGGAGTTGGTTTTCCCCCGGCTGGGGGTACTCAGCGCACCCCTGACCAGCGATGGCGGCGTGGTGGCCGAGGCCGGCGACCTGCAGGTGCTGCACGACCCGGTCCACGGCACGGTGATCGCGGCGGTGCAGCACCAGCTGATCACCCTGGCCGCGGCCGGCCCCGCGCTCCTGGTCGACGGCGAGGCGTTGACCGTGGACTCGTTTATTGTGGATGTGAAGAGTTTTTGAACCTGAACAGCTAACCCTTTTAGAGGAGCAGGACATGCCCAGAATACTCGGCGCCGAGCGCAATGAGATTGTTTTCAAGGACCCCCTCAGCGGCGACCATGTGGCCCTGTACTACCGCCAACCCACCACGTCCGAGCGGCAGGGATACATGAACGACGTGATCAAGCGGAACAAAAACAGCGTCACCATGCACCGGGCGGAGGCGCTGGCCAAGTGGGGTGCCAAGGTCCTGGTTGGGGTGCGCGATGGCGATTTTCTGCGCATGGAGGCCGGCCAGGCCGTGCCGCTGTCGAGCGATCCGGGCAGCCCGGACTATTACGAGGGTTGGCGTGCCGAGATCGAGGCCGGGTGTGGGGATCTGGTCGCCGCCATGGCCGCGCAGGTGTTCGACGTGGTGCCCGAGGTGCTCCGCGGGGAGGATCTCGCGGGGGAATAGCCGCAGACCTGGCTGCCCTCCGCAAGGGTCTGTGTACCGACAAGGAGGAGAGCAGGTGCCTGGAGGAGTACGGCGAGGCGGGAATGGAGTGGGCCTGCGCCAACTGCCCGCGGCGTCGGGCCGGGGACCTGCACCCCTACACCCGCAAGCTGCTGCGGCTGCGGGGCCTGCAGCTGGGCGGCTACCCGTTTGCCGCGGATGATTTGAGCCTGGAAGAGTGGACCGACCTGGGCCAGCTCAAGGCGGCACTGGCCGCACCTCAACCCAACCCGACGCGTCTGGTGAGTGAATGAACGGCAACAAGATCGAAGTCCTGCTGGAAGTGCAGGACCGTGGTTCGCGACAGCTACAGGCGTTCGGCTCTTCTGTCGAGCGCATGAGCCGGAGCACCACCAGCTCATTCAGCACCATGAAAAAAGCCTCGGATCAGTTTGAATCCGGGGTTGCGCGGCTCAAGGATAGCCTCGGCCAACTGGCTGCGGCCTACCTGGGCGTGCAGGGCGCCAAGGCCATACTCTCCATTGCCGATACGTACACGCAGCTGGAAGGGCGGCTCAAGCTGGTGACCGACTCGGCTTCTGAGCTGGCCTACGTGCAGGAACACCTCTACACCAGCGCCAACACAGTCCGCGCCTCGTACGAATCCCACGCCGACCTGTATGCCCGCATCGCCCGCTCGATGCAGTCGTACAATCTGAGCGCGGATCAGACCATCGCCTTTACTGAGGCGGTGAGTCGGTCCATGGTTGTCTCCGGCGCGACTACGCAGGAAGCCAGCTCGTTCATGATTCAGTTCGGCCAGGCGCTTAGTTCGAATCGGATGCAGGGCGAAGAGTTCCGGGCCATGTTGGAGAGCAACAGCCGAATGGTGCAGGTGCTCACTGACTATCTCGGGGTCAATATTGAAGAGCTGCGGGAGATGGCCAAAGAGGGCAAGCTCACCTCCGACCTGATTTATAACGCTGTTTCGGCCTCGTCGAAAAAGCTCCAGGCCGAGGCCGAGGCCATGCCGAAGACCGTGGCGCAGGCGATGGAGCACCTCAAAAACGCCGGCAAACTACTGGTGGCCGAGACGAACAAGTCGAGCGAGGCCACCAAGTCACTGGCCGGCACGATAGACGACCTGGCCGTGTCGGTGGAGGACAGCCGCGACGAGCTGGTGGCCATGTTCAGCGACATGACCACCGGGGCCATTAACGCCGCCAGAGAGGCCGGTGAGCTGGTGCCGGTGATCAACAGCATCTACGGCGCATCCTCGCAGCTGCTCGGACTGAACGCTGGCGAGTGGGGCATTATCGGCTTTGCCCTGCTGCGGGGTGGGCCGCAGGCTGCGGCCCTGACCGGGGCGCTGCTGACCATCAATGGCGCGCTGGGCGAGTTGGGACTCGGGTTGAAATCCCTTGGTGCCTCGTGGAAGGGCTACGCCGAGTCGATGCAAAACATCGGCGATGTGCTCTCGGGCAAGCGCGACTGGCAGACGGGCGAGTGGATCGACCAGCAGTCTGTCAAAATCGAAGGCCTGGAAACCAAGCTGGCCAACCTGCAGCGGCAGGCGGCGTCCACGGGCGAGACCTTCACGACCGGGTTCGAGGTCGGCGTGAGCGCGGCTGCCGAGGAATCGGACAAGCTGAACGCCGAGATCGCCGAGACGGAAGCGGCGTTGGATGCCGCTCGCTCGGCCTCTGAGTTGTTCCAGGGTGGCATCAAGTCCGCCGGGGTCGATGTCAACGACCTGACTATTTACACCGGCGAGTTGTCGCTTGAAACCGGCAATCTCTCCGGCGAGATGGGCGCGCTTGAGTCAAAAACCGGCGCAGCAGGAAAAGCATCGGACGGCGCGGCCGAAAGCAAGAAGAACCTCGCCAGAGAGAGCAACGCCGCAGCCAAGGCCGCCAAAGACCTGGCCCGCGAACAGGAGCGACTCGCCAAGGAGACCGAAGCAGCCGGCCGTGCCATGATCGAGGACGCGGCCAAGCGGCGGGAGCTGACGCTTGAGTTCACGAAAAACCTCACCGACACCTCGGCCGCCTACGACACCCTGGGCGTCTCCAGCCGAAAAAGCTACGAGGATCAGGTCAAGGCGGCCACCGACGCCTATGAGCGCATCCTGTCCATAGAGGAGTTGACCGACAGCGAGCGCGCCCGGTTGCGCGAAGGGCTGCAGGCCCGGCTGATCGAACTTGAGGACGAGTACCGCGGCAAGGCCGAGGAAACCCTCGGGGCCATCGGCACAGCCTGGGAAGACCTGACCGAAGACACCCGGCAGGTGCTCCACGATTGGGTGGAGAGCGCCATCAAGATGGAGTTTGATTCCATTGGCGATGCGTTCGAGGGGCTGGCTGAATCCATCCTCAACGTGTGGATTGACCTGCTCGCCAAGATGATTG